CTCGATGTACTGAACCGTCATGTCCGGTTGCATTTTTCCAGTGCTTTTGATAGTTCGGTTGATCTTCGCCACGAATTATTACGGCGTGGTAGTGCGCGCGGCCGTGCGTTTCTCCGTACTCGCCACAAGCGAAGTATTTTAATTTATTGCCTCCTTTTCGTAGTCTTTTGAAGTAGTTCTGCAGCACTCTTTTAGATAGTGCTACAGGTAGTAACGGGCAGCTTAGTTTGTCGTCGAATGTCAGGGTTATGAAGTCGCCGGTCTTGTCTTTGTTTTCCAGTTCCAAGAGGATTCTGGTTGACCATTCTTCGGCCCGGTTGATTCGACAATTTAGGCAGCGCCCGCACGGATACTCAAGTGCAAACCCCAATTTTTCATGGAGTTTTTGGTACGGGCTGCTACACTTCACATGCGGATCCCGCCGCGGCCTCGAGGGTATTTGTATACCCGTTTCGAGGTCCGCCGCCTGGCGGATCTTCGTCTGCTCATGGTTTCCTCCCTTGCGGCACTACCTTGCCGCTTCCTTTACTCACGCTGCTTGCCAGCGCTGCACCCGCTTTCATCGGGTTGTTCATGATTTGAGACCATCTTTCCATTTTGCCGTATTCGTTGTCCAGGATAGTTTTTATGACGAGTTCGAAGTTTCTGTTTTTCAGTAGTTCGATTTGGAGGTCTCGCTCGTCAATTTTTCCTTTTTTGGCAGCCATGAAATAGTTTTTGTAATAGCTAGCTGCTTGTGCAGCCAGCGTGGCTGCTTCTCCGGCTCTAGCTCCATACAGCTGTTTTGCGTTGTTTGCTGCTTCTTTAGCTTCTTTTGTTCTTTCTTCTTCTGTTTTTGTTTGTTGTGCTCTTTGCGCTGCTTCGGCAACAAGGTTTCTTACTTGTGGTTCGCGCAGCGCTTCTTGTGTTGCTGTTCTTGCTTTGCTTTCTAGTGTTCTTTGTGTACTTTCGACCACTCTCTGTTCGCCTTCTCTGAGGTGTAAGGCGTTGAGTGGGTCGATCCATTGTGTTTCAGTTCGTGTTTTTCCGGCGTTTGCTATCGCCGCGTCTGCTGCGGCTTTAGCCGCGTTTGCTTGTTCTCTTGCCAGTTCTATTTGTTGTTGTCCAGTCATCCACTGCATTACTTGGGCGGCTGTGGTTTGCATTGCGTTGCCCATTTGTTGGCTTGCGTGTTGCATTCCTTCGCCCATTTGTGTTGGTGCTTTGAGTGTTGGTGTGCTGGCTCCTTGGCCGCCGGTTCCGCTTAGTAGCGGGTTGAGTCCGGCTTTTTTAAGGTCTGCGACCTCTCTTTGGTGTGCAGTGTTGGCCAGATCCATTGTCATCTGGTTCGTTTTCATTTGGGCGTCATATGCCTTGTCGGCTCCGTACATTGTTCCTGTGGCGCCGGTTAGACCTCCTAGGAGGTTTGAGGCGCCGCTTACTAGTGCTCCGATCCAGTCTGCCATTATATTGCTCCTTCCTATAGGGATGATTATGTTTCTCTAGGAACTTTTCAAGGTCTCGGAGTTTTTTGAAGTCGTGGTAGTCTTCTGGTTTTCCGATTTCTTCGGCAGAAGCCATGTTGACGTTTTCTTTTCTGGTTGTCGTCCACATGGTTCCGCCATTGTGGGATTCCCACTGGTAGCTGAACCAATATTCGTTTTTTCGGAGTTGTTCCATAATTTGTACCATGTTTCGTCTCATTTTCGGCTCCTTATAGTACCATTATAGACCAATTTTAGTACATTGTCAACATTAATTTTCATGTTTTTTTCTAATAAAAAACCCCCTGGTTACATGTAACCAGGGGGTGCTTGCTCCGCTCGTTTTGGCCCCGGATTGGGGCCTGCCTCTTCGCTCTCTCGATGAGAAGAGGCTAGGTGACACCACCCCCCTCTGCCGCAGGTTTGGGGGTCTCCTTGGTTGTCTCCGCCTTGGCTGCTTCTTCTGCAGCCTTTGCTTCTTTGGCAGCTTGTTTTTCAGCTGCCTTCTCTTCGCCTTGCCTTTTTAGGTAGGCGACCTTTTCGACGGCCACCGTGACGTCGATTTCTCCGTAGTGCCTGGGGCTCAGTCCCGTGGGCTGGGCGTATCGTTCTTCCCTGGCTTGTTGGAGTCTTTGACCCGATCTCATGAGCTCATAGATCTGGTCTTGTGCACTGCGGTATCCGCTTCGTACCACGTCGTTCTCTCTTCCGAGGACGACCCCACCGTATTCACTAGTGGTCATTGTGTTTCCCCGGAGTTTCCTCCGGTAGTCCGTTTTTTCCATGTTTTTACTCCTTAGTGGTAGTGCTGGTTCTCTTCCCCACCTTCGTTGGCCTTTTTCTGGTTCGATGAAGTATACCATTAAATATGGTCCATTAAACCGGGTTCTGCAATCATGGGCAAGGCCCTGTTCACGGTCATGATGTTTCCAAATGTGATGATGAACCCCGGTTCTGTGGGGATTGCGAAAACCCTGTCTTTGAGGTCTTGGATCTCAACTTGGATGAATTCTTCGTTGAGTGCCGGCGGCGTGGCGAACTGCCTCGATAGGTTCCAGTGGATGAGTCCCGAGACGCTTTGTCTTAGGAGTCCTACCGCCCGGCTGGTTCTTTGCCTTAGCTCGTCGTAGCGTCCCTGATAACCGAAGATCTCAAGGTTTGTTGCTTCGGTCGCACCGGCGAAAAGTTCTGCGGTCAGGATGGCTTGTTCGGAGAGATTGACGAATTCCGGAACGAGGAAGTCGTATTTTGTTCTCCGCAGCCAGGTGCGGTTGACTCCCTGGGTGTACATCGATCGGGGCATGATTGACATGATTCCGATTACGATTCCGTACTCGTAGGCATGGTAGCTGCCTACGTTTCCGCTGCCGTAGACGGAGCCAATTCCCGTTCTTGTTCCTTGGGGGGTTGTGCTAGTTTCGGAGGTTTGGAGGATTTCGGAGATGGTGATAGGTTGACGGAATCCGCCGATGTATTCCGGTCTTTGTAGACGGTCATCGTTGGGGCTTTCGTCGAAATGGGCTTCGAGGAATTCCGTGTATCTTACACCCGATCTTGCGTTTCTTTCCATCCATCTTTGCATCTGGATAGCTGCTCGAATGTCTGATACGTCGAATGTGGACGCTGCTCCTAGGTCGACGGTGTTGTCGAGGAAGGCATCTTTCAGGTTTGTTGCGGCCTGAGCGTTGCCTCCAAATATTCGGGGGTCGGGGGCGGCGAGGTTTAGTCCGATTGAGCTTGATACTGTTCCGAAGGGGAAGGTTGCAGCTTCCCATACTGCTGCTGAAAATCCGCTAATCGGTAGCGCTGGCGCAATTCCTCGTTGTTGCCAAGGTAGGCTGCTTGTGTAGTAGTCTTTTTCCCAGGCGCGTTGGAGTAGCACATGTTATGTTTCGATGTTGATTTCTGTCTGGAGATTTTCGTCTCTGTAGTATTCGTTCCAGATCAGGCTGTAAGCGCGCTTCATGTAGCCGATAGGTTCGACGCCTTGGCAATCGGTGAGCGGCAGTCCGAAGTGGTCCCATAGGCTGCCAACGGTTTTGACGGCCCCGTCTGGGTTCCAGGTCGGAAGGCTGCTTTCGTCGGTCCCGTCTGGACCCCCCGTGATGAATGTTTCCCAATTCGTGTCCAATAGTCTGTAGGGCACGAAATAGGTGTGAACGAACAGGTTCAGTTCGTGTTGGATTGGTTCCACGGTTGGCATCATCTTGGCGATTGCTTGAAGTCCGATATTCCAATGGTCCGCGGGGCTGGTTTCTTCGTAGAAGATTGGGTATAGGTAGCCCCAGTCGTAGCTACCCTGATGGCTGTGCGAGAGATCAAATGTTGATTTTGGGTATTTGATCTTTTGAAGTTCTGCGAAGTTTTTTCTGTGAGCTAGTTTCATCGTCTTACTCCCGTTCCGATGTTGATCATGCTTTTTTCAAGTTTACATTTTGACATTTTTCCACTTGCCTGGTGCAATGCTGCGTATTGGAAAATGTGGGTGTATGGGCATCCATGAGGATCTTTTTTTCCCATTTCGAGCAGTTCCATACGGGCCATTTCTAGGCTCATGGTCCAGAAGGGGAAGCTTCGGAGCTGTATGGAACCATTGTCGGGGTCAAGATTTACAGCTTGCACCGCGAACCAGGTTAGCTCTCTTGGGAGTTTCGCTTTGCTTGGGCGTTCTAGTCTCGCTGGTGCAACGTCTGCGCGGGGGTGAACTCCCATGTCGGTATTTGCGGTTCTCTTTGTTCTGTCAGCTGTGAGGGCGAAAGGTTCGCTTTCTCTTTGATGTAGCGCGGAATCCATTCTAGCTCCTTCGTCACGTCGTGGCGGTTTTTGTTTGTCCATTCCAATCCTATTCCCTGGCTTTGTAGTTGGAACGGTGGCCATCGGTGTTTGCCTGGTGGTATTGTGTTGCTTTTTGTCAGGTAACCTGTTACATATCTTGCGCTGGCTCTCGTTACTGTTCCTTCATGTACGTCTCCGAGGGTCCAGTATTTTGCGTAGCTTATTTCGTCCCAGTGTTTCCGGATGATTACGACGTGGTAGTGTGCTCTGCCGTGTTTTTCTCCGTATTCGCCGGCGGCGAAGTATTTCAGGTTGTGTCCTCCTTTTCTGACCCTTTTGAAAAAAAGTTGTAGTTGTCTTTTTGTTAGGGCTTGGCTTAGAATGGGCTAAAAAAAACAAATCAGAGATCCTACAGGAGCTAAAATGGGTACCGCGCTACATCACCGAGAAGACGGGAATCAAACCTCCCCCTTCGAACTTACCGAGCAGAGATTTCACCCCCGCGGCGAATCTCAACCAACGTCGCCTAAACCTAGAAGGCCAGCGCCAAAGTCGCTAACCTGGTTCGCAGTCCAAGCAGTAAAGCTTTCCCTTGACGGGAAAACCGTCGAACTCAGGAGCTTCCCCTTCTTCTGCCTGTCCCTCGAACACGCCAGAAGGGAACTCCTGGAAGCCACCAAAAAAGACGGATGCCCCTTCAACAGAATTTACCAGTACGGGGCACTCACACAAACCCAAGGTAAGCTCTCGACCTACAAAAAAGAAAAGACTTACATCGACGTCCAGACAGGGAGAAGAGTATGAAACTAGCACACCGAAAAAACT